CAGCTAAACATGAGAATACAGATGTAAACGAACTTAAAATAAAACAATCAAATGTTGATACATCTAAAGTAAAACGAGCACAGGCTAATTCAGTTCAAGAACAAATGAATGATGCAACAGCTACTGTTAAAGCTTCTCAATCTATGAATAAAAATATGAAGGATGCCAGTAAAGATTCAGCTAATGTAATAGCATCTACTGTTGTTAATAATAATAATAGTAATAGTAACTCATCAAGTGTATCAGGTGGCGGTGGTGGTGCAACACCGGATAAATACTGGAAGAATATTGATTCTATTTTAGGTGGAAATGTAATTTAAGGAATAATTATGGCTTTAATAATACCCCCAATTATCGGATGGCCGGGAGCTATCGCTGGAGATGTAGTAGGACAACCTGGTTCATCTATGCATGAACACATTATTCGAACTTTAAATTTAGCTTATATGCAACCTAGAACAATTCAAAATAGTGGTGGAACTGAAATATGGAAATCAGTATCAGCTATGTCTGGTGATAAAGAAGGTGGCAGTAGTGAATTTGATAAATATTTATTAGATGGTAGTGGAATAACAGGACGAGAAGTATTTTCAGGAAATCCTGGTGGGCTAACAGTTGCATTTCAGCACATGTCTCCAGTTTCAGAATCATATTCTAATGAGTTCTCTCAGAATTCAATTTTAGCAGGTATGCAATCAGGAAATCAATTATTACAAGATGCTGGTATGTTATATGGTGGAGCTAGTGGTGGTGGTGGATGGGATGCATTGAAGAAGAAAGCTCCTGGTGTTATGAAGACAGCAGAAGATTTTCTGCAACAAGGAGAAGACATTGCTGGTAAAATTGGTGGGTCTGGCGGGCAGAAATTTGCAAATACTATGACCACAATGTTGAAAAAATTTGACCATAAAATTGATTTTCCTATGATGTGGCGTGGATCATCTTTTAGTACATCTTATAATTTAATGATCAGATTATATAATCCAATACCTGCAAGTGATGATTATTATCAAAGATTGATTGTTGCTCCTTTAGTAGCTTTATTATCATTCGTATGTCCTCGAAGTAATGATGGTAAAACATGGACTTATCCATTTATTATGAAATTTGATATTCCTGGTAGAGCTCATTTGACATCAGCATTCTGTTCTAGTCTATCTGTAGTAAAGGGTGGAGATGTTAACGATATAGCTTATTCATCAAGACCAAACATTGTAGATATCAACATGACGATCAATCCAGTACATTCAGTAAAATTAAATAGTAAGAGAAATGTTGTTGGTGATGCTCCCACTTTAAGAAAAGAAATAGATCAAACTTTAATGACTCAGATTGAAAAACCTCTAATGCCTGGGACGGATTTCCCCGCAGGAAAACCTGGTTCCGGAACACCCGCCCAAAATGGACCCGTGAATACTGGCCCATCAATTAATCCTCCTGCACCATCAAGATCCCAAACTGCACAACAGGCAGCTGCAGTAAATGGTCTAACTAGTGCATTAGTAGCAAATGCTTTAACTCTACCCTCTTAAAAACTCCTAAAAGTCTACATATAATTCCTGATATAAAAGGCAAAGTAATAGGCGATAAAGTTCCTTGAGATGGACTTTGATTGGATTGAAAGTCCATTATACCAATCATCTAAATTCAGATGTTCAATGACCTTCATATGTATTTCGCTAACAGTCTTTTTGAAATATACAGTCTTTTTAGTGACTTTAATTGACATTAGTTTTTGGACATAATCTATAAATTGCATTTTCTGAATTAATGAAATATCTTTAATATCTTTAACTAATAGGAATATTGCCGTATTGACTTGTTCAGAGAACATAGGATTTGATAGAATTTTAGAATATTCAATAGATAATTTTTTATTAAATTTTATCAATTGTGATGCTTTAACTGATGCATTTTGATCAACTTTTCCATACACACACATATCTAAAGAAATTCGACCAACAAATATTCTCAGTTTTTCTTCATGGCTTCTATCATAATCCATTTCTTCTTTTGATTTAGTTAATTGATCTTTATCATCTCTGGCAGCATAATAATGTTTAAAGAAACTTCTCATAGATTGACCTAATCTTGATCGAATTTCAATAATCATTGTTGCTATCTTATCAGTATCATCTTCAATTAATGCATTCATATACTTTCTAAGAATAACTCTTGAATAATACATTATGCTATTTGGGATAGTCTTTTGTTTTGAAAACATGTGATTTTTTGATAATCGATCAAGTGCAGATTGAAAGTAGTTGTTATTACATATCTTAGTGTGAGAACCTCTCGGGGTAGTCCCTTTATATAAAAGACTAGTGTAATACTTCAAAGAAAATAAATGAAATGTAGATTCAGCACCTGCCAAATCTTTATTTTTTAAAAAATCTTGAACGATCAATATTAACAATATTGTGTATGGATCATATAACATTCGAGATTTTATTTTATTTCCAATTTTATCAAATGTAAATTTCTCTTTAGCATACTTAACTAAATTCTTTTCACGACTTTTTGTCATATGAAGCAAATCTCGATATAACTTGGAATTTTTGGAAACCTTTGGATAATAACATGGCTCAACCATATTTGAAAATTCTTCACTGATAACTTTAAGAATATATCTATGAAGTTTAGAATGATCTAATTGAGATATCACTTCTGATGAATTTAGAGAAACTAATTTTACCATTACAAATCCTTTACATTTTAATTTATTCTAAATTCCTATACATTAGTTCTTATAATTATTATGAATAAAATATAAAAGTATGATAGTATGGAGAATTGATTATGAGTGAAAATAACGAAACTACGATTGGTGTTAAACGAATAACTAGAGATGAATTAAAGATCATATCTATCAGAAGTGGGAAAAAATTATATGAATTGATCGATGAATCAGTAGATTTATTAAAGGCTAAATATGGAATAAGACTATGAATCAATTATGTGAATGTGGTTGTGGGGATAGAGTTAAGAGTAAGACTGCTCGTTTTATTCGTGGGCATAGTAATCGATCACTTGAAATTAAAGCTAAGAAAAAAGAATCTTATCGTCTTCATTATGGAGTAGAGCATCCGATGCATATCCAAGATGTAAAGGATAAAGTAAGAGATACTACAATTAAAAATCATGGAGCTATAGGGTATGCAAGTGATGAATTAATGCAGAAGAGTAAAGATAAGACTCTTGAACGGTATGGGGTTGAATTTGCCAGTCAATCTAATGAATTTCAAGATAAAGTAAAAGTGACTTGTCTTGGACGATATGGGGTTGAATCATGGCATCAATCAGAAGAGATTAAAGAAAAGAAGAGAAAAACCTGTCTTAAACATTATGGCGTGGATAGCCCATTAAGATCTAAAATAATTCAGGAAAAAACTAAAGCTACTTGTTTGAAAAAATACGGGGTTGACAATCCATCAAAAGATCCAGTTATCGTTCAAAAGATAAGATTGAAAACACTTCAAAGAATTGAAGATCAATTATTGAATGGTGAGCCATTAATGCCATGTATAGGTACAGATGAAAGAAACTGTTTAAATGAACTAGATTCTCACACAAAATATACAATATTAAAAAATGATCCAATGGTGTGCAGAGAAATTAGAAGATATCCAGATGGCTATATTAAAAAATTAAATCTAATTATTGAGTTTGATGAACGTCATCATTTTATTGATGAATGGGAAACATTGAATGAAAAAGATATTCAACGGCAAACCGAAATCGCTGAATATCTTAATTGTAGATTTTTTAGAATTAAACAACATGACTGGTTGAATGATCCAGAAAAAGTTATTCAAGAGTTTAAAGAAGTTATTTTACTATCTCAATCTGAATCCCATCGTCTTGCACGTTAGACGAATAATTTCTATCATTAGACACCGCCCCCACATATTGGGGTGTATAGTCAATAATTTGAGCTTGAGTTAGATCTTTAATATCATAGTTAAAACGAATATCTACTTCAGGTTTTCTAACTTCACAGTATTGAACACCGGGAATTTGTCTAACAACAGTCAATATTTCTGATCGGTCAAGATTTTTATGAATACCCATAAATGGAGAAAAATGATCAATTAATTCTCGTTTAATTAAATTTTTCATAACATCTCCACTGGATGTATAATTCGCATCTAGTTCAATTTTTAAATCTATTATCAAAGGGATACTAAATTCTTGAACATCTTTCCAATTATATCCATCATAAACTAAAGTTTTCTCATCATGAACTGAATCATATTCATCTTCAATTCTAACATACATACCTTTAGATGGCTTAGTTAGATACCATCCAACACCTTCATAATACTCAGCTATATAACCAAGATAACTACTAAGATCTCGTCCAATTGCTTCATATGATGGAACTATGCCATTTACTATATATTTATCAGCATCTATTGATGGCGTAGAAGATGATGAAGATGAACTATTATAAAATTCAGAACTCCATTCTATTCCAGTTGGATTTTCCCAACTAAATGGAGTTCTAAATCTACTCTTGATTGTATGATCTATCGGATTGAATTTCAGATTATTCAATTTTCCATAAGTATCTGGAAATTTAACATTAATAAAATCTGTAAGCATCTTCTTATCTTCTAAATTCAGATTAGATATCAAAGTCTGCATCACAGTTGATTCAAAACTACTAGAAGAATCATCTGCTCTTTTAGCCAATTCATCCAAATAACTAGATAATATAACTGGAACGTTATGAAGAGAATATCTAAGATAATCATGGTATTCTCCATCCCAAGTATGGGTTTCAGATATAGTACTCATCATTACATCACTGAGATCTTTACGAGCCATTACATCAGTATAATACTTAGTTAATGGTTGCCATGCAGTAAATTGATCTGGATCATCATCAATCTCAGTATCTGTTAAATCTAAAATATTACCATCTTCATCAACATACCGGCCATTAGTGTTACGTCTCAAAGCATCAGCTTCAATACTGAATTCATATCTCTGTATTCCAGATGGCACATTTAAATAATTAGGAATTTCAAATTCAAACCATTCATACCCTTCACCATTTTCAATATTAGGATTCGCAGGATATGAGGCAACTTGATTGTATACTTGATTCGAATCCCATTTAGTAACCATTTTACATCTATAATCACTAATGAAATAATCGGATTGTACATCTTGCGGAATATGATTTACGTTAACTCTAATTCGAACTGGATAAGTATGAGTACCATCATATACTGATGTAGAATCTCCACTCTCATCTATTATAACATCAAAATCAACACCAGTTACTGGAATGTATGAATATTGTTGATAGAAAGATGGATCTAATTGAGTATATAATATTGTTGGAGTCCCTTTAATTGTTTGTAATATATAATCATAAGAACCAATCTTAGAGTTTCGATTTAGTGTTATATTAAATAATGTTTTATATGATTCATCATCGATCATTACATTACTAGTTCTCATAATAGTATATTCATCATTTTCATTAAATTCTAAATCATCAAAATTTAGTTTTGCATTTCGAGTTGGAACGATTTGTGGAAGATATTCCTCATCATGATATTGGAGAAGAATGAAAGCCATAATTTCATTCACTTTGATATCACTTCTTTTAAGCAATGGATATGCTTCAACTGTTGGGAATGACGATCCCATGATAGTATTAATATCATCATAGTCCATTTCTGATACTAATTTTCCTTTTGATCTCAAGTTAACAATAGCATTTCTTTTTATCTCTGGTAGGGTTGGAGTATTTTCACCACCATGCGAATGAATCGGATTACTAATCTGATATGATATCATATGGGATTTCGTAGTTATATCACTTGAAGTTGTATTTCCATCTGAATCATAACGAGCGGTAACTGAATAGGATAATGGACTTCCAGTAGTTACACTATTTGGAATTACATGACCATTCTCACCTTGAGTTATATACATCTCAATTGTGATTGCAGCATTTTGAATCGGTTGTCTTCCAACTACACCATTCCCAAAGAAAATTTCACATTGATTAATTCCAGAAACAAGAACAAATTGTTGACTATTTGAAGATAAAGTATATATTCCTTGGCTCGATTCTGTCCATTCATTCCATGTATACCAATTCCCATCTCTACCACCAATATTAGATTGCTGTTGATCTTCTGGATTAAAATCTTGCGAATTAATAGAATCTAAAGGAATCTTTTCTCCAACACCAGGTTCCATTACCCATAGTCTAAATCCACTAATCATTCCATCAAATGTGAATTTTTTTGAGTAAAATTGATATGGTTGGATAGTCTCGGGGATTAAAAATTGTTCAATGGTTCTTTCATGTTGAGTAAAGGATAATGAGAATGATGCATATAATAAACCATCTGTTTCACTTACAAATATTGGACGATAAAATCCATCACTATCTCTAACAGATAAAGCTGAGTTATTTACAACAACTCCCCTAGCAGCTGAACTACTAATAAATTTGGTTTTATCATAATCAAATCTAGCAGATGGAACATTTATCCCACTCGAATCCACTAAGAAAGGTATATCATTAGCTTTAGCTATAAAATCATTGGGAATTGTAAAGGTTACATCTGGTGAATTGAATGTTAATGGAAATGTTAACATGATATCTACTTTTGATGCAGTAGCTTTAGGAACCTCATATCCAATCCATCTTGCTAGATTATATACTGATTCTTGTAACTGAGCCTCAACAAAGAAAAATTCTCTATAAATCATTGAATCGTAGAATAAATGATTGGCAGTAAGAATAGATAAAACATCAACAATATAAGACATCACACTAGTTTTATAAAAATCAACTGTTTTTAATTCAAGATATTCTTGAGAAAAATCAATTAACTGACGTCTTATTCGTTCCCGTGAAGTATATATATTAACTCCGGTACCCACTAATTGGTTGAAATTATCGAGATCCATAATAAATCCTTTTATATTTGTTCAGGAACATTGTCCACATATAATCCAATCTGATCCTTAAAATAATTGTTTATGGATAGATTTGCATTTTTAACTCGTTGCTTAGTTAGATGAATAGCATCAGATGTTCTATATATTTTTTTTTCATAATCAACAAATGTATAGTTACCACTCAGCTGCTGATCAATTCTTTCTTTTGATATAGAACTTCCTTTAAGTGTCAATTTCCAAAATGTTATATTTGTTGATGATGCCTTCTCTAAATTGATGACCTCATATGTTGGTGTATATGCTTGAAATGGATTTTGTCTCTGTTGGATTTGATCGTAAACAATATAATCATGAATCATTGGTCTAAATTCATATGAAGATGGGATAAATAAAGTAGTCTGTTTATCCTGGAAACCAACTCCTCTTTCATCAGCATTTAAATTAAAACTAATTTGTTCCATATTATATACTGGAAGTGTTAATATCTTTTGCCATAAATATCCAGAAAGATCACCAATAGCTTCATATGTTCCACCCATTAACAGTTCATCATCTTTAACACTATTCGGTAAATCTAAATGATAATATGTTATAGGTAATCGAATACCAGAAGTTGCATAATATTGGTATAATAACTCAAAATAATCTAAGGGATATTCATTTAATTGAACCCATTTTTGACTATACATTATTTTAGACATTATTTTAGCCCCGCTGATATATCATCTTCAAGTCCAAACATTCGATCATTTCCATTAAATGTAACTGAAACCAATCCAGTGATACCATCTCGTTCTATATCAACATGTATTATAACAGTCTTTCCATCTGAGCTATAATTAGATTTAACGTTAGTAATAGTAACACGATCTTCAAATTGTTCTATTCTTTCAGTGACTTCATATTCAATTTCATCTTGGGTAATCCTATCAGCCATTTCAAATAATTTCTTAAATAACAATGACCCATAAGTTGGATCAAATGGATAATGTCCTAGAGGGGTTAATAATAAAGTTCGAATAGATAAAATAACAACATCGATTCCACTGATTCTTTGAAAATCACCAGTGGAATCAATAACAGGTGCATAATCATAAATTTGATTAACTTTACCATTTATTTGATTCTGGAAAAAATTATATTGGTCGAGATCTGACATAGGCTGTACTCCTTACTATACTTTAATTTGTTCTAAACTATCAGCCTTTGCTTTCTCTCGATCCTGATCAAACTTAATTTTCCATGTGAGATATTGTTCAAGTCGATTGACAGGCATGACCATAACTTCTGACCATGACATTTTTCCCAATTCCATAGCCAGGAAAACATTTTCTCTAAAACGTTTTTCATAGCTGTCCTGAAATTCCTCACTGATAGATTGAGCGAAAAAACTGACGAACTAAATCAATGGATACATCCTCTACATTTCCACATTTTTGGCATCTAACTTTGCTCTTGATATCAACACCATATTTACCAAATGTATCTTCATATACTTTATCAATAGCTTTACGATCAGTCGAAGGTAATTGTTTATAACCTTTAAGAATATTATCTCTATCTTCAATAGTATCTGGTGTTTTAACCCCTTCACTGAGAATTTCAAATTTGTCAATAATAAGTAATTCCATGCCCATATCTCTAATCTCTTCAGAAACAAATGCTGTTTCCTTTAATAGATTATGCTCATCTATTAACCGAGGCTGACGAATGATTGCAGTCACATCAATCGCAATTTCAAACTTTGCTGAAACTCTTTTTGTCAATACATCTTCACCATCTGTTGGCCACATATCTGCTTTAAAACTTTTTAAGAAATCAATTTTAACACTGTTAACAGTATCACATTTACCACATGTTACATCATAATTATGTATATCTTTATAGGTCACATGATATAGAGCATACATCAATGCATCTCTATCTTTGATTGTAATCATATTTAAAAAATCTTGAAAAGTTTTTATTTCATCTGGTTTCTTGACAATACAATCCCATATAACTTCATTTAGGTGCTGAGCTAATTTATTTGGTGTTAATAAACTAGACTTTAATTTTTCTTCCTCTGCAACTGTTAATGCTCGCACTGAAAATTCTTTGAGGGTGTGTGGAGTTATCACGGAATATTCCGGATATTTAATATTGAAACCATTAAAGATTTCTATTCCTGCTGTATTTTTACTCATTATATAAGTTCCTTTTTACTGTTTCTAATATACCATTTATATTTATTCATAACCCTCTTTAGCAATTCCGCTAAAGAGGGATATTCGTTCAAACTTTTAATTTAATTATTTGGCTGCCGTATTATCTGTTCCATGATAAGGATAATCATCTCCTCTATAACCACCCTTTGGACTATTCTCGACACCAATTCTATCCGCTGCTTCTTGTGCTGCAGCATGAACCCATTCTTCATGCCATATCCAATCGACATTAAATTCCATATCAATTTCTAATTTGTCAATACTAGTAACATCTGACGCAAATAAATCTTGTGGATCTTTAGTTGGGAACAAACCAGTATATGCGGCAGAATATTCTACAGTTTTACCATCTGGTTTAGTTGTCCAATACAGTAACGATCCAGCATAGGCCGATTTTGTATAACTATCGTCATGATTATTTAATATAGATGTTCCAGTTTTATAATCACGAATCATTCTAACCCAACCATGGAAAATATTTAATATTGGAAGATGACTGAATTCTATGAATTTGATAGTTAAACTATTAGTATAATCAATATTTGTTGGTACTGACCATTTAGTTCCACCGATTCCAGTAAATTCTGTTTTATTTAAAGTTCCACCAGGGGGTGTTACTGATATACATGCAGATTCTAAGAATTGTTTAATATCCGCTGATGAGTCAATACCAGACATATTATTGCCATCCCCATGTCTTACCATTGCTGGTAAATGAGATGGTAGTTGTAACCACTTAATATAGTGATAACCACTAATATACGGATCAGCAACAATATACTCATCAGTACCACCGAAGTGTCGATCTCGAGCTTTGTTATTTAAGACCCCGTTGAATGCTGTTCTAGCCATTTTTTCTCCTTCTTTAAGTTATTTAAAAATAGGGGTAAATTAAAAATTTACCCCTTTTTTATTATTTCACATACAGATTAAGTTCAATCTTTTCGATTACTTTCATTGGCTGTAATGTTACATTCACATGACAAATCTTATTTTTGAATTCATAATCATCTGCCCCGACCTCAACATCGAAATCTACAAGACCTCGTTTCGCTCTTATCCGATCAAGGAATGGAATAATTCCAGCTTTAATCTGATCATGAGTAACACCATCATTAAACTCAAAAATGAAGTATTTACAATACTGTTCGATTGCTCGTTTGATATAAAGAACCAATCTCATTACATTAATATCCTGCAATGAAGAAGGACGTTTCTGTGTTGTTAGATTACCCCAGATTGTATAACCTTGAGGAAAATGAACAATCGGGTTCACTTGGAGTAAGTATAACTTATCTCTTTCACCGAGTTTAGGACTCCATCTCAATTCTTTAACAGTACTGAGTGTACCACGATTGAATCCAGCACTTGCATACCAAATTTCAAATAGTCTATCATTCAAAGGAATAACTTGAGCCATATGATAAACAGGAGAAACCCAAAGATTTCTACCAGTAAATGTATCATATATTTTACTATATGATTCATATCTTGCAGCATATCTACTATTCCATAAACGACCACTTGGAATTGATGGGCTACCACCAACATAAGTTTCTACATCGTCATAATCAATATTATCACCGCAATCAGAAATTAGCATACAATCTCGTCTATATACATCACATAGGGTTAGAGCTGAATCTTTCACATCTGGTGGATAACCTGCATCATAAACCAATGAGAAATAAATCCAATCAAGGTCAAATATCTCATCTACGAATTGGCGTTTCCATACATTACCAGAGATGACATTATCAGGTTTTTCTAATAGACCGAGATAAGCTTCAGATAAAAGCTGAGTAGCAGTTTCATCTGATGTGGCAACTTTTCCAGTATTTTGATCCGTATAAACCAATGAACCTTCCGAACCTTCAGCCATAGGCCATGGTTCAATTTCAGCTGTTTCTGAATTAACATCACCCATATCAAGAATATCTAATTGATATGCATCTTCTAGATTTCTTTTGGTAATATTAACATCTGATCTAGCTGAACTAACTAAACTAATAGCATTAGAAATAGCTTCATTTCGTGTTACAACTTCAACAGAAGTTGTAGTTGGTAATTTTCTAGCAGTTGTTAAATCGGTTAAGAATTCTTCTAAAACTTCTACAGCATATTCATAATCATAAGTTGCTAATTGAATTTTTGTAGCTTTATATCCATCAGTTTCAGATTCATAATCATTATATAATGCAGCTGCATCTTCTGGTAACGTTGGATCATTAAGATAATAAGATGCTTTATATTCTTCAAGAACTCTAAGTGCTTCTCTATTTACACTACAACGAATATCTTTAGAAAATTTATTTACAACATCTTCAATGAAAAGTGATTCACCAGTATCATCAACTGTCACTTCATCAAATGCAACATTAAAAGATTCAACGATCATATTGTCGCCATCATCCTGGGTTTGATAAATATCAAGAATATAGATTCCAAATTTCTCTGGATTACTATTCCGACTTAATTTGATAGAATAATTATTATAACTATCACCACGGCCAATAGCTCTAAAATAAACCAAGAATCCATTATTGAGGCCAACACCGCCAGTACCAGTAGAGTAATCACCGAGAACAGTATCTACTTCAACACCGTTAGTATCTTCAACAGATCCAGCGACATAATCAGTCCACATATAATCACCAGTCATCTCTTCACCTAAGAAAGATTCTAATTCATTTACGTGATTGATTGAGGGATATGTCAAATCAGTAGTCTCAACATATGCATCTTTATCACTATCCCATTGACGATTTACATGGTCTTGACCATCCAGATAAATTGATTTTAACTCCAATTTATTCATGAAGGTAGATCCAGCAGTCGAACTAGAATAAGTAGTTTCAATTTCATCTTGTCCTAGTTGCATACCTATAACCATATGGGCATAAGTTGCATCATCTGGAAGAGCGCGAAGAACATAAAGATGTGAAGACACACCCAGATGTTGCCATGCTACATATGGTCCTTGACCATAGTATTTTCCGTAATCCAAAATATTTGGTTCACCGTACAAATTAATAAATTGTTCTTTTGAAGAAACAAATTGTAACTTGTTATCAGGACCCTTTTTGGAAAGGATAGGTAGAAACCCAACAGTCCCTGGTATATCTGCCAGGTATTGAGATAAATCTATAATGCGGGTATAAATACCTGGGCTAACCATTTGTCCCATCGCCATAATCGTTCTCCTTTTTAGAAGGTTATTTTGATAACTCTCACTATAAAGTTATCTTTTTAATTTATTCCGTCTATATTTAGAGAAATTTTATGATTTAAAAATAATACCGAACAAATATAAAAAAATAGTTTTAAATATAAAAGGAGTATTATGAAAAGTATTGGTATTAATGATGAATTACATAAACGAATAAAAAGAATATCAAAGAAAACGGGTATATTAATATATCGATTGATATTGGACAGTGTTGAATATCTAGAAGATAAATATGAGGTAACCCCTGATGAAGAAATTATGTGAGTTGATTGAAGATTCAATTCCTTTACTAAGGGATAAATATAATGTTAGATGAACGTTATTTAATATGTCAAATATGCGGTAAAAAATATACTTCTATTAGAGGTGTTTTATCACATTCATCTCAGAAACATAAAATATATAAAAAAGAATATTATGATACATATTTTAAAAAAGAAAATGAAGGATTATGTAAAATATGTGGCGCCAAAACAAAATTTCATGGATTTGGAAGATATAGTATATATTGTTCTCAGACGTGCAAAATGAAAGATTTAGAAGTCCGTGATAAAATGAAAAAAACATGTTTAAAAAATCATGGAGTCAAATATTCATTACAATCCAAAGAAATACAAAAGAAAATCCAACAAACTATATTAGATAGATATGGTGTCAAAAATATTAGTCAATGCCCTGCTATACATCAAAAAAAGATTGATACTTCAATCTCCCATTATGGTGTAGAATATCCATTTCAAGCAGATATAGTAAAAGATAAAATTAAAGAGTATATGATTAATTTATATGGTGTAGAAAATCCAAGTCGATGTCCAGAGATACAACAGAAAAAAATAGATACTAGTATAAAAAAATATGGAGTTGAACACCCATCTCAGACGAATGAATTTCAAGATAGAAGAAAAAATACATGTCTTGAAAAGTATGGAGTAGATAATCCTTTAAAGGATGAAACGATAAAACAAAAAGTTCAAAACACAAATTTAAATCGTTATAATGTTAAATGGGGATTATCATCAAAAATTATTCAAGAGAAAGGAATACGTACCAATCAAAAAAAATATGGATATGATTATTGGACACAATCACCAAAAGGAAGACAAAGGTTGAGAGATTATCACCTAAACAGAATTCAAAAACAATATAATAATAATGAACCATTATGGCCATTTATTGGAGATGAAGAACGAAAATGTTTGAATGAATTACAAAAATATTGTGATTTTAAAATTAAAAGAAATCCACGAATGATTGGGTATTTTCCAGATGGTTATATAAAGGAATTGAATTTAATAATTGAATTTGATGAACGTTATCATTTTATAGATAATTATGAAACATATCGAGAAAAAGATATCAATAAAAATAATGATTATAAAAAATACAAATTCAATCTATTAAGAATAAAAAAATTAGATTGGATGATAAATCAAAAAAATGTAATCGAAATCTTTCGGAAAATCATCCAATCTATAACCTAAAAGATTAAAAATATATTTTCCACAGAAAAACTATTTCTCGATCTTGCGTCTTGCGCAGGGTCGAAAAAGTTACACGAGAAAACATTTCATATGGCTCAATTTGTTTATTAATAAAATGAGCAATTGCTGAAGTTGGTTCCTCATCTATAGCCGATGAATTTTCTACAATCACATACCCACTTCTACCAACTTCACCATTATAAATATCAACAATTAACAATGGTGATTCTTCATCGATATCATTACCAGTACTTGTGCTGCCACTAACATAAAGATAATCACCTGTAGCTAGTAATGGGACATCAGTACTAACATCAACTGAATCTAATATGTATATAGAATAATCACCATCCTTAACTATATTAATAACATCACAATCGCCAATAGCAACTCCCCCACTAGTTGAAATTAATCCAGGATCTGATTCAGTTGGATCAGAAATAAATAATCCAGCTTCATTCAAATCAACCCATCCAGATGTTCCATCGACTCCATTAGCATCATCAGAAGAAAGTTCAATTCTAATCTCAGCAATTAGTGAGGGATATTTAGTTATACCATCTTTAACATATGGATTAGAATGATCTTCCTTAACCACAATGGTGGAAAACTGTTTGAAATATCCATGATCACCAGTAGTCGGATCTGATGCATATGAAGAATAACCTGGATCTACACCTTCTACTAAATCACTACGAAGTCTGACTGGACTTAATAGCCAATCATCAGATCCAATTGTTGCACCAGCTTGTAATGGATTTCCTGGTTCTCCACCTCCCTGACCACAAGAAAACCAGTTAATTGTTTTATTGTAAATATTAGGCGAATTACCAATTAAAGAACTTCCAAAAGCTTTCCTTAATAACCATTCTCTTCCACCATTTACAATCAGATTATCTTTTTTACCTAATAATCCCAAGCTTCCATCGGGGTTCTTTTCATACATTTCTACTGAACCTCGTAGATTACCACCACCGATCTTACAATCATCTTTCATATTTTTAGAGAGTCCATCTCTAATATTGACTATTTGTTTTGACATATAGTAACTCCTTTTTAGAAATTAGTTTTTAATTTATTCATACGTTTTAGATTCTCATACCGTCTAAAATCCATTATGATACATAACATGGATCTTCTTCATATCCATTAATATAATTCTTTGAATAATATTCAGATCCATCTCTTTCCCATATTGTTATTGAACTATCACCTGAATATAAGAAAAATGGAATATATTTATTTAATACATAATAATCTAAAGATGATATAGTTGAAATATTAAAATCTGTAGGAAATGATATTTGTGATTCATATGCAGCTGGGATAAATCGATGCTCCTGTGAATACTCAGATAAAGATGATGATGATGAAGATGAAGATATCAACATCGTTTTAATTTTAATAAACCCACCATAAGGATCAACACAATATACTATTTGATCAATATCTACAGAATCTTGAACATGGCAATTACATTTGATAGGTTTAGTTACCATCTGAATCCCTTTAAAAGTTTCAAGAAATGGAACGACATTGCCACATACTGATAATTCATCTGGGTTATCAACATTATAATCAGGAGCATTTAAATTAGCAGGAGTAGTTTCATTTGGTTCAAATATTCCATCTACTAATGTTTGAGTTATTTCTGATTTTGGTTTACCTACTGTTATTGTTTGAGTGATTGGAACTGTTATAGTTTCTTCCATTAGGAATGAAGATGGATCATCCAAGTTATTAGTCCATCTATCTTCAGATGGATCCATATCATTACCATTTAAGAAATTATCTGATTCTACTTGTAAATTATCCGGATCAGAATCATCTAAATCATCCATCGTATGTAATTTCTCTTTCAATTCACTTCTAAGTAACAATGTATATTCATCAGATGAGGAAGAAGAGGATGATGACGATGATCCAGCTATTTCTCTAATTTCCCAATAATGATAACCACTGTTCTTATCAAAAACATGAACCATCTCATTTCCATTTAGATCAACATAACAATAAGGATAATCTTCATCATGAGTTGTAGTTGTTACTCCAGGTTCCCAAGTTCCATTTAAATGACATAAAGCATCTGTGAAACCAACACCAACTATCTGATTATGATATATACCACATGATTTATATTCATTTGGCATTTCAAATATAGCAATATCAGGAGTAAATAATGGAGTATCACATTCAGTACAGTAAGTATCACCTGGATTATCCATTGATATATTCCATAAAGATTCATTTTCCCAATGTTCTCTTATTGTATATTGTTCATCTATGGGAGCTATTGGGTTCCATATAGAATCTAAATTTTCTAAAAATCCCTGACTAATATGATGACTTGTATGTTCATCATATTCCAATTTAACTATACTATAATCTTGATATTGACCACCCATCCAGCTATATTGATCTTCAATATCATCATCAACTTCAGATAAAGATTCCCATGTACCATCTGAGTTAATCATAAATGGATCAAATATTTTTCCAGTATCAACAAGTACAGATGATATCTTTATCGAATCTGAATCAATTTCAAATTTCCCATATGATAAGATGGATGATGATTCTATTAAACCATCCCCCGTACCATTAACATTTCTAGGTATTTTACCAGCAGAAGGTATAGTAACCCAATGAACTTCATCAGCCTCACAATGAGAGTAAAAATGATTATGTCCAGATAAAACTAAATGTACTCCATATGTAACACATAATGGTTGAAGTATGGTTCTTACTGTTGGATTATATCCATGAGCACCATCATCTGAATAGGCACCATGATGTAATATTATAATATCCCATTGACTTGTGCTATTGTTTAATTCATTTTCAATCCATACAGATTGGATTCCATCTGTTAGAGTAAATATATCTACAACAATTATTTTAGCTGGACCATAATTATATGAGTAATAAAAGGTATTTGGAACATACATTGGATATGGCATATATTTTTGATATATAATACCATTACCTTCATGATTCCCTCGACATCCCATTACTGGAATTTTAGATTGAAGTTCTGGCCAGTCTGAGTGATTTCTCGAAAAATATTCAGCTGCCCATGATGATTCATTATCATAATCAGACCAATCCCCTAGATGTAACCACATAGATTGATATGATGGATCTGTATCAATTGTATTTAACATTGAGCGAGCTACCCTATTCATCTGATTATGATCTTTTTTTGTATCACCAATAGCAAAGAATTTAATAGAATCCAAATTAGACTCCGATGGAGCAGATACAAATGATCCTGCGACTAAATCAACTCTATAATAATATAGAGTATTTGGAATTAATCCCTGGATAGTATATTGATGTTGATGATCAGAATTATATTCAGCATTTGAGGTGGAACGAATTTCATATTCTAAAGTTGTACCCCATTCTATAGTTGAAATTGTGTCAGTATTCGTTTGCCATAGAACTATCATTTGAGTAGGATCATTTGGATATATTAAATATGGTCCTTTATCTAAATTATCTATATAATTTAAAAATATTCTTTGTTCTGGACCCCATTTAATCACTTGAGGATTAGTTGGACCATCATGGCAACAACCTACATCATAATAATCACAACAATCACTAAGATCTCTGCATGGATAACAATCATGAATAATAAAATTAATACCTGTGTATAATGGTCTATGATACACTGGTCCAGAATAAAATGAACTAGCATCCAATACCCACCATATTGGAGTTGAATATGAATAAGATATATTTGAATCCAAACTAGGTGCAGTTAAAAATTGAATGAACTGTTCATTAGTGGTTATACTAATACTCCATTCCGATTCTTCTAACTTAACTGAATTAACATATATGCTAATATGATACGGATTAACTCGAATGACATTTAATTTAAACAAAGTCTTTGAACCATCACCTTTAGCAAATACAATTTCAGTTTCATTAAAATTATTAAAGTTGCTATCTGATTGATAGGTATCTCCATCAATGCTAGTTCTATTCGTAACCTTATCAGCACTACCATGTACAACTCTATCGTCAAGGCCATCATACATTGATATTTTATCATCATCGGGATAAGGCCATCTGTTAAAAGAATGTCCTTCTTCTTGATTCCCAATTGGATCCCCTGATCTGTTTAAAGCATCATAACCACTATAACGTGAACCATCTAAATTCTCTGGATGACCCAATGCACCAGATGGAAATACACATCTAATATTAATTGGATCTTTACAGAGTACTGGACCCCAATGTCTAAGTGATGATGTTTCTTCTCTTAAAGTTTTAACATGCGGTGAACTAATTACAGTATCCCATCCGGGTAAATCTAATTTAGTTCTAGGATGAATAACATTCCAATCATTTTCTACATCAAGATCATACCCTGACATATCAACATCATGTTTAACATCCCTAGGTGCAATATCAGTCGAAACTAAATCATCAATCTCTATAATAGTTCTTCCATTGGTTATAGAACCAGGTGTATCACTCTTAGTATGCCATATACCAGTCAAGTATTTGGTATCATAACAAACATATAATGCATCACACCAATCAAGATTATCTTTTCTTAATGCTATAATCCATTCTTTATCATAACCATGGATTTGAATATTTTTATTTTTGATTAAGGTTAGGCATACATTATGATCATTTAAAAAATATGTTGAACTATCTTGTCCTAAATCACTTCTATTAAAATAAAATCCATTTACTCGATCATCTTCAAATCCAGTGAGATACATGATAGCTTCACCATATTCGGAATTATCGGGAATCTCATATACACTAACACTATCCTCTTGATGATATGATTTTTTATACAATCCATTATTGTTTTGAATAAATGGCATATCCTGTTTGGGAATATAATCATTGATCTGTTGGATAATTTTTGTTGCTTCTGGTCGATCTTCAACAATAATTGAATTAAATAATCTATCATCGAATACCAAATCAATAGTAAAATACAATAGACGTGATCTTTTCGGTTTAAAGAAATTGATTAAATCACGATGCAATCCACCATTTTTAATGTTTTTATAGATTCCAACAATATCTAAATCAGGATCATTAAATATTCTCTTAGTATAATTAGAAAATGCCACAAGAAATGAATCCGCAGTAGTTTCATAGTCTTCTTCTGATGTTGCTTTAGTATCTATCCAACTAATTAGATTATTATTGAATCCTAAATTGACTTGTTTTATTTCTGGTTTTCCTGGTATTCTACTAACTCGATTAATTGGATCTTTTTTCCATATCGATAGAATTTCATCATAGATCCAAATTTCTGGATAACCATCATTTCCATTTGAAACTAGGATTTCTCCACCATTAGTCGATCCTTCTAAACCATTCAGATCTGTAATATTCAAAACGAATTGACCTCGAAGAATTCGTTCAGCATCATATCGATTTGTTAAATCAAGATTCGGAAAATGATAACCACCCTGATAGAATTTCGATCCATTAGATGTCCATTCATTTTCAATTAAAGTGCGAACCCATACGATAACGTCATTATCATCAGTCATCCTAGTAAAGATAAAGTTACCATCACAAACCCGATTAAAATCAACTAATAGGTATCCATTTTCATCCATAACGAGATGATGTGTGTTAATATAATTATCTAAATCAGATGCGGTATATTGATAAGTTATTGGGTTATCACATAACGGACCGACGATAAAATCAAAAGTTTTCTTTTCAATATCTGATTGGTCATCACTTAGCCATATAGTAGCAACATATTCTGGAACCTTAGCTTTAATATGAGTTCGAGAAGTGTCTGATCTTAATCTCAAATGTCCATCTGGGGTAACTGGACCATCACAATAATCCCATTCTATTTGACATTGATATCTTACCCATTTATTAACAGATGCATAAATATAAACATAACCATCATCATAGGTATGGTATCCAAGTTCATGGTTATCACTACTAGAATTTGGCAATATTGGTGTATTAGACCATGAAATTTCTATTTTAGTACGAACCCAATTACTTGGTGATTTACAATAATAAAAATAATCACTATCAACAGCCCAATTCCATTGTTTTGGTTGTGGAAATTTTTGGACAAAATAAGGAGTCAAAGAACTTCCATCATGCTCAATATCTTCAGTATAATCATCAGAACACCATGAAATATATTCAAAGAATTCATCTTGATGTTTTCGAATAGCATCATATGTTGTGTTTTGATATTCATTATGAAGGTTACTTGATTGATAAGATTTAGCTACATTATCATATTCAACTCGAACAGTATCTTGATTTGCCACCCGATTCTGATCTTCAATGATTTCTGTATATTCGAATCCATCTTCATTAAAATCTGCATTCCGTTCACCATTATAAAATAAAATCTTATCCATAGTAGTATCAGTCTGATCCATTCTATCGAAATGATCAATCTGATATATGAATGGATATTCAGTATCATAAAAAATAGTAGGGATATTGGCCGGAGTGTGAGGATTGGGATCACTTGAATCTAAAGGATCCACTGGACGATTTATCCACCAAGACATTAATTCATTATTAGAACAATAATAATTAGTAGAATCTGATACATTGTATCTTTTTATGATCGCGTCTAATGGTAATATACCATCAATTAATTCACCATCATTAATTCTCTTACATAACGAATATATCAATTCCTGATATGCCCACGGATATTCATATTCAGAGTTATCAATAACAATATGTTTTGAATCTAAAAAATCATACAGATGAATATATTGTTTATATTCATCAGATCTAATTTGAGCATATGTCCAACCAAGAAATGATTCCAATAATGTAATTGCTTCATTATATCCCTCAATCCACAAGTCTCTTTCAGATAAATCTTCATTGAAACCACTAATACCAATATCTCTTGGGATTAAATCTGATTGCCCTTGTAAATATGCATTGAATTGTGCCGATAATGATTTTTCTACAATCCCCATGATGGTATTATATTTCTCAATATCATGAACATAGTTAACTCCAAAGTACGGAGTTATAGATGGTAATTTCATCCAAGTATTAGGATTCCAGTTAATATCGATAATTTGTTTTTCAGTATACCACCAATGAGGATCTCCGATTTCAATTAATCGAGTCTGAAAATTTTGCCAACTAAGAATAGAATCATCTAATAATGTTTGGTCTTGTTTCCATTCATATTTATTATCAATTAGTTCTTGTTCCCACTTTCCAGATGCAATTCCCTTCAATCGAATGTTTTGATACCCACGAGGTTCTCTCTCAACCCAAAATTCTCTAATATAACAATTCGTCAAACCAGCATAATAAAGTGAATTAACAATTGAATCTGCTGTTCCTTTTATTTTATATAACTCAGTTAAAGCTAATAAAAAAATCTGCCGAGAATTCAAATTCGGTAATGTTTTCTGATTGACAAAATCGATACCAAATCCACGAATAGCCTTATCGATATCTTCATCATCCAGTGAAAAGGCATCAGATGCCTGTCTCATTAAATCTTTAAATGTTCTTGCTGCCGCTGACCAATCAACTACTAGTTTACGAAATAACTCAATATCATTTGTATTATATGCATATGATCCAAGCACAATTACATTACCAAAATAATTTCTAATTTTATCTCTAGATTCAAGTGCTGTGTTTGCGACAGTGAAATCTTTAGGTAACGACAAACTAGTAACTGGATCCCAATCCATTATATCAATCATTAAATCAATACGATTCGTATTTGTTAAAGATTCATCTGTGATATATTCTTGTAATGAAATATGATCTACCTTAGTTCCATGATCCGGACAAAAATCTAATTTCCCTTTATATACTTTACCATCAATTCTACATTTAGAAACAATCGTTGGATTATCTTTGAGAAATGTCAAGATTTGAAAATATCTATCTATGTTAAAAGCCATATAACATCCTTTTATTTACGGCATATCTATGATACAAATACCTGAAGAACTAGAAGAACTAGAAGAATCATCTTCGATTGGATCATACCATATACAGTCATTCCATTTATTAATTATCGATGGAATTGAAATTGGGAGCTCATCTGATTCCTTGTGGCTATCTTTAAAATTTTCAGGAGCCATGCATAATTCAGTTAATCTATTATAATCAGGAGGGCCGTAAGAAAACGGAGTCTTCTCACCAGCTCTGAAATTCTTGCAATCTTTACAATATATTTTATCACTCATATTATTTGTTCTTTACTTACTGCAGTTTTAAATTTAATCACTTGGTTCACTAAAAGGACTACGGGGATTAGCATATGACCAGATAAACTTAACTAATTCATCTAATACAAAATCATCCCTCAATAGAATAACTTCTGCCTTAACATCATTAGGGTCTTCTGTATTGATAGTAATAGTGAAATCCTCATCTTGACTTAATATCAAACCATCTTTAAAAAATGTAAAATCTCTTCTATTCCATGGTAATTGATCACCAGTTAATATGAACTTGTTATCAGAGAGGACTTCATCAGTAACTTTAGTAATGAGAACTTTCTTTTTAAGCATAATAAAGAAATCCTCTTCAATAATTTTAATATCATTATTGATAACTTCAGAGTCTCTCCATATAATTCCATATGATTTCTGTCTTACTAAGTATAAAATATCCAAGACATGTTTCTCATATAAACAACATAGAGCTTCATCTGATGTGGATGATATACCTTCAATTCCATCATAATAGATATAGCTATCGTTCAACATTGCATCTAAATAAACATAAATCAATCTTGCTATATTTGAATCTAAATCTTCATATACTATATCATTAATGTTAACATATACGCATCCCGTCTTATAGAACCATAACTTATCTAACATATCCAGAGTTGAGTCACTGAAATCAAAAACATCTGGTGGAGCTATGATAGGTAAATCTTCTTGGGGATTATCTTCGATATCCGGATCTCCAGAAGTCCACAATGGCTGATTTCCAGTGCTAGCATTGTATGAGTTATATGTAATATATGGACTTCTATCCTCTTCTTCAACATCAAAAGGCATATATACTTCATTACCTGAATAGAAATGTGGATCCATTTTAGATCCACTCATATCAAATAAATCAATAAATTTCATAGAATTGGCTCCATATACATTAGCCCACCATCTATACACTTGTATCCGATTAAGTAAAATTTTATCAGGAAGATTCAAAATATTCATTCTTCGATAGAGATAAATATAAGGTCTATCATTTTTACTTTCTATTGTGATAGCTGAAGAACTAGATGATAATTCACCTGGATCAAAAGTTTCATTAAACAGAAGCTCAATAACACTTCTTGGATCTCTCCAATACTCACTAACATCTACTGGGATTTTATGATATGTATCATAAACTTCACTATTTCTCAATATTCTTTTGAACCAATAGTTTAATTCAGGTATAATATTAATGTGTTTCACTACGAATCTCCCATTTGATTAATTAATCCATTTAACCTTTTGTTCCCTTCTTTTGGTTTCTTTTCTTTCTTCATAGGTTTTGCTGGTGATTCATAACCAGCTATAGCTACTGAAACATTGGCAAACTCATTTAAAGCATCTGATAATTCTTTATATCCGAACATTATAAAAATTCCTCATAGTTTTAGATTTGTTCTATCTTAATTTTTGAAACTAAATTAAGAAAAGTAATTCTATATATATTTAATTATAATAAAGAGATATTTCATTAAATATCTTTGATTTTCAATTCAGTATGTTTCAATAATTAAAAGGAGATAGAATATGAACACGAAAAGTTTCAATGATATCGCACTAGGGACCAAAGGATTATCTATAATTCATACAGAGGATTCTGATATACACGTATCACAGAATATCAAAGATGAAATCTATCGACTTGAACAGGGTCGAAAGCAAGGTTCCCTCGGACAAGAAAAAGGGAAATATGAAGAGTTCATTGATATGTCGTTCGATTTTTATTCCACGGTACCACGGTACCTAGTATATGTTATGATGGAGTTAGCCATAGATACGATTAATCGTATCAAAAACACGATCTATCATGCCACTACAAATGAAGGTATTCTATCTCGAGCTATCATTTACTGTGTATCCAGGGGTGATGTGCATAGCTTAAAAATGGCAGAGCATTTGAACATCAAAAAAGATGCATTTTATGATCTTATTGATGCATTGAGTGACCGAGGAATCGTCGAGGTGAAACCCGATGGATCATATAAGGTCATCATGTCGGTCACTGATCAGAGATACATCGATGAATGTAAAGTAACTGATGGTCGGTGTTTTGATGTGCTCAAGAAAAACATGAATGAATTGCGAGCTGCAAATGGATTACGGCAATCAACAATAGATCAACGGGAAGCTAAATGCAAGTTGATTCTACAAATCCTTAATCAGAATGGTCATGATCTGAACTTTGATTCCGATGAGATTCAGAGTAAGATTAACTTTCCAGTGTGGGTTACAAAATCTGCAAATTGTAGATTGGGTGTAATTTATTCTGCACCTCCAAAATCTGCCCCTGGTTCGAAAACTGATCCATACGGTGGTATTAAATTGGCCAACTTTTTATATGTTGCATATGAAGAGAAAGTCGATTCCTCCGATGGTAATACCTATAGAGGAATGGTAAGAAACCCATACTCTAATATTGATTGGAATATTCACCAAGCAAGGCTGACAATCATTGGTCATGACGTGAATGGAGTTCAGTTTAAAGAGGCTCGAAAGAATGGCATGTTTGCGACCAGTAACTTGATCGACTTAAAACCTGAAATTCAAAATTTCATTCGGAATAGTTGGTCTTCTCCTAATATCAAAGTCACCCCAGCTGATGAATATAAGTTTCGACAATCTCATTGTGACGAGATCATTGATGGAATCAGATATCTAAACGAAAGGGGTGCATCCTATACAATTATGTATAAGGGAGATACTAGAATAGGACTCGCAGGAATAAAAACAATCCATATCAATAATAACAATACTGCATATCACAATGAAGTATTGTATACCGATTGGATTCCGGATGATCCAAATCAGCCATATAATGTATGGTTGGATCGTGCAACCAAACATGTCAAAAAGGCATTATTAGAATATACATAATATACAACTCCCATTAAATATCTATTTAATGGGAGTTTATTCAAAAGGTTATTGATTGTTCAATGACCTTTCTTTTTTCTAAGGAAAAATACAATGAATTATAAAACATATCTATTCAATAAATCAATCAATTCTATCTCAGAGAGATTGATACGATCAGAAGTGTATAGAGCATTTGGTTTGATTCTTCTAAAATATGAAATAATATTAACAAATAAAATTCCCAAAGGAGCACCAGCTGCTACTGATTATAAAAGAATTTATATTAACCCTGAATCATCATTCTATACTGCATGTGATGTTAATATTGATCATATATCAACATTTACTATAATGCATGAAATTTCCCATATTATCTTTATGCATGATAAACGAATTGGGTGTCGAGATAAGATTCTGTGGGGATATGCTACTGATTTTATGATCAATCTTTTATTAGATAATATAGAGAAAGAAACGGTGAGATGGGAAGCTCAACAAAAATTAATCGTAATGAGTATTAAAAGATTCAAAGATACTATATGCTATAATAAATCATTTGAATCTATGTTAGAAGAAGAGATATATGATAAATTGGAGAAGGATGGGAATTACACATCAGAGAAAACAACTCAATCATATAAACAATTTTTAGAAGATGTGGGTATCCCATCTGATGGAGTTGATGAATATGAGGATATTGAAATCGAAGAAACTGAACTTAAACTGGATGGTATTGTTAAGAAGAAGACCTTTATTAAATTCCCAAAAGCTAAAAATCAACTAGATGGTGATGATGAAGTCCTAGATACTCAACTAGCTAAGACTATGTTTGAAACCAACATTCTTAGTCGAGGTTTTGAAAACTCAGACTTTAAGAAATTCCTTAATAGAATGTGTGAGGTTAAAGTTCCTTGGACTACTATCCTCCAAGATTCTATTCTGATAGAACTCCAGAAATCAAGTGATGTTTCATATGGAAAACCAAGAATGGCATGGTTAGTGAATCCTACTCTACCTTATATGCCTTCATATGAAGAGGAAGAGGTATTGGGTGATGCTATAGTTTCAATTGATGAGTCAGCTTCTGTTAGTGATAATGATATTTCGACTGCGATATCTATCATACAACAAGCTAATTCTTACTATAAACGATTGAGAATTATTAAACATGATACTAAAGTTAAATGGGAAAACACCTATGAAGATTCATTAACTGAAGATGATATAACTGAATTATTGATTAGGCGTCATTCTGGAGGAACAAATCATCGATGTGTTTTTGAAAAAGTGATGGAGTATAATCAAGATTCTGATCATTTTATCAGTATTTTGATAGTGATTTCAGATATGTATTCTGATATTTCGAAGAGTCAATCTATAATACCAGATTCTATTCCCAGAATATATTTGAAAACGAATTCGAGTGACTTGGATTATGATAATATTAAAGGGAAAATAATAAAAATACAATAGAATAAACAAACAAATTTTCATGGATCAGGTTATTATGAACATTGTTCAATTAAATGCAGCGCATCTGATGATGTTTTAGAAATACCATTACATACAGCGACATTATATTTAACAAATAAAGAAGTATTAGCAAAAACACCCAATATACACATACAGAAAACAATAGATGATGGAGAATCAGATGACTGAACAAGAACTAATGACAAATGTAGTCTTAAATGACTCTAAAAAGTATATAATGAATAACATCAAGTGCCAGATGAATTCCCAGAAGAAAGGAACTCATTGTTCTATTATGCTATTATCAGGACCGCCCGGGATAGGGAAAAGTGATATAATGGAACAAATAGCCCGTGAATTGAAGATGGGATTGAACCCTCAATACTTAGGAACAATGTTGGTTGAACAATTTGGTATGCCTTTACCCACTATGGAAAAGGATGCCACATTTCAAAAATGGTCTCAACCAGATTTCTATTCAACTGCAAATCTAAGAGTTAAGTCACCAGCAATGGAACCGATTAGGTTTGAAGATGGTGCTGCTAAGATCACATCTGTTCTAGAATCTGGTGATACAATTATTCTATTCCTTGATGATATTCATCTGGCAACCAAAACAATTCAGACTTACTTCTTTCAATTGTTAACTTATAGAAGTATTCATAATAAGAAAATGCCTAAGAACTTTGTAATGATTGCAGCTGGTAACCGATCAATTGACCGGGCCGGATCACAACCTATCATGGCTCCTATAGTTAATCGATTCTATATGATTGATGTGATAGCTAAAGCTGAGGATTGGATTGATAATTTTGCTATCCCTAATCAACTAAGGCATGATATTATATCTTTCATGGGATTCTATCCATCTCTATTACAAAATGAGCCATTAGAAAGTAAGGCATGGGCAAGTCCTAGAAGTTGGACTTATCTATCCCAAGAGATGACTCAGATGGAGAATGACTTTGGGTCATTGGATATCAAAGATATGTCTGTTATGGGTAAAGGTCACATTGGAGTTGACTATACTGTTAAATTCATTGAATATGTTAAACTGTTTATGAAATGGGATGCTAGGAGATTCTTAGATGGGACCCCCTTGCCACGGATAAGAGATAATGGAAAAATTGATAACTATACTTTAATGTCAGCCGTAGTTGGGGAATTGCTAAAGGATGCAAGAAGAACTAACTGGGATATGACTGATGAGACTATGGTTAAAGAAGTGGATATTGTTAAATCATTATTTGAAGATATGATTGAAGTATGTCCTATGATAGTTCCATTAGGCTTAAGGAGTTTAATTCTTTCTGATAAGGATGTAAACCAAACAGCTAAAATGTATGCTCAACTGACTAGCAGTGAGAGATTGATTGGTGTGATGAAAGAGATACTTGGTCAAAAATAAGGACTATAACAATCCCCGTATTAATTTGCGGGGATTTTTTTTGGAAAAAATAATGAATAAAATATAAAACTATGTAACTATATGGAGTTGAATATGAATCAAGAAACGACAATAGCCCTAAAAAAAGAAACTAGAGATCAATTAAAAATAATAGCAATTTTTTCTAATAAAAAGTTATATGAATTGATCGAAGAATCAGTTCCTTTACTGAAGGAGAAATATCATGTCAGAAATTTGTAAAATATGCGGTGAACACAAGAAACGACTAGGCAATCATATTAGATCAATTCATCATATATCTTTAAAAGAATATTATGATAAATATCTAAAAAAAGAAGGTGAAGATATATGTCCAATATGTAAAAAGAAAAAGAAATTTGGTAGGGATTTAAATGAGGGCTATTCATTGTATTGTTCCAGGCGATGTGCTATGAAAAGTGAAAATGTAATAGAAAAAAGAAAAATAGCATCTCTTGAGAAATATGGAGTAGATCATCCTATTAAATCAAATATTATCAAAAACAAAATAAAGAAAATTTTAAAAAAGAAATATAATGTAACATGTACTCTGAGAATCCCGTGGGTTATTGAAAAATCTAAATGTTCAAATATTCAAAAATATGGTTATGAAAATGCTGCTTCATCACTTGAGGTCAAGAATAAAATTAGAAAAACATTACATACCAAATATGGCGGACATCATTTAAGATTAAAAGAATTCCAAGATAAACAAAGGATTACAGTTAATGAACATTATGGAGTAGATAATATATCCCAATCTCATGAAATTCAAGAAAAAAAGAAACAAACATGTCTAGAAAGATATGGATATGAGCATTATTCTAAAACTAAAAAATTTCGAAAAAATGCAAAACAATCAATAATTAAAAGATATGGTGATGGTAATATTATAGTTCCTATGATCGGATATAATGAACCAGAATTTTTTAAGAAACTCCAATTATACACGAATTATATTATCACTAGACCAACTAAACCATTATTTGGTTGTTATCCAGATGGTTATATTGAAGAATTAAGTTTAGTTATTGAGTTTGATGAACCGCACCATAATTCTCCCGCATCTAAAAGAAATGATAATTTAAAAGATGAAATTTACCTAGACCATAATTTAAAAATTTTTCGAGTTAAACAAGATATTTGGGATTCTAATCCGGAAATAGTTATCAAGGAATTTCAATCATTCTTATAACATATTTTTTGAATATTATCCGATTCGGTATTGTCCAGTATCACGATTTTTAATAAATCTGATAGTAGGAGCTGATGGAAATCCCTCACCTTCAAATCGAACAATTAATTTTTTTAATTTATATTCTGATACAAATTTAATAGCCGAGAATATATGTTTCTCAAAACCATAAATTTCATAAGGATTCCTAATTTTAGGTTCCATTGTTTTAAATTCGTTTGGGAATTTATTTGGATATAAAAGTGCATCTTGTTGATTGAACACATACGCGAAATTCCATAAAAAAGAAGGCGAATTACTATAGACCTTAATACCAGTATCAAGATTCAACTTATCAATAGAATTTATTTCTAATACAACAATAGAACTTTTTCCACCTTTTTTCTCAGATGGTATAGTCAAATATACACTTGATTTGGATGCCTGTTTTTGAACACCTTCTACTATAATTTCATTTTTAATTGATTCATATATTTTTTCATATGCTTGTAATATATATCTGACACCAATTGCTGATTGCCCTTTATTCATATTATTTATAATCTGTCGTAAACTTAACATTTTCGATTTTTACCTTTTCCTTTCCCTTCACCACTACCTTCACCAGGACCACCATCAGGACAAGGATTTTGATTTTTATTAGCTCTACCGCCACCTTTCTGACCTTTACCTTTACCACTACCATCCTGCTTTCTTAAAACTTCTGATACTATATTATATGTATTTATTTCTTTCATTTTTTCCTTTCCTTTCTTTTTATATCAGTACTCCCCTTAAAAGATTTCCTTTAAAGTAAAAGGGATTAAATTAAAACCAAGGAGTTATTATATGAATTATAAAATGTTTAAAATCACCAGCGGCGAATTTATCGTGGCATGTATTAAATCAGAAACTGAAACACATATCAATTGTGATACTCCGTTTATTGTTCATTTTGGAGCAACAGATAATGGTCAGTTGGCTATTAATTTGTTTCCTCTAAATCCGTTTGCAACTAAAGTATCTGAGGAATATGAAATTAGCAAATCTCACATCCTCATTACTATAGAAGACATTCATCCTGAAATTGTTAAACAGTATACTCAAATTACTTCCGGTATCGTTTTAGCAACAGAGAAAGATGTTCCAAAATTGAGTATAACCTAAAGTTTGCTATGAGTGCGGAACTGGCTTTTATTTTGAGCCAGTTTCGCCAGTTTTTCCTGGTACTTAGCTTTTCTTTTATTCCAATTCCATATTTGTTTATTGAATGAATACTGGCATTTCTGAGGATCAGGTTTTTGATCACATCCTTGCATACCTTTTTCTAATACTCGAACTGCTTCTGTTGCAGCTTTAATCTTATATCTAAGAATACATGCTGTTTTCATTTTACCTGTTTGATTTGAACAAGCCACTTTAGCTGGATCAGTCAATTTTTTATATATTCCATATGCTACAAGAGCTGATACTGTAATACTTCCAGCTATTATCGCAGCTTTGGATCCAGTATTCATTCCCTTAGCTATCCGTTTAGATTTTTCTAAAGCTTTACGTGCATCTTTAGCTTCAGGGGTTTCCATCAGTCGTTCACCACCCTTTTTGAGTAATCTATGAGCTTTAGCAACTTTAGAATTTTTAGTAGCAATACGAGCCTTTTTTGCTATCTTTTTTTCTACATTCTTATTGTTACTAATAATTTTAGTTTTATCAGCCAAAGAACTAGATGCACCAACTTTATTATTCGCTTGAGTTCTGATTTTTTTCAACTTCTCTATCTCATATGTTTCTGGATCAACTAATTTATGAATTTGAGGAATTTTCCGAACTGCCTTAGTCCAAGCTGATCCAATATTAGTAGCCATTTTTTTATTAGCCTCAGCTGCTAGATCCTGATGAGTTAGAGCCCATGTTGAATATGCTGATACTACTGCAAGGAGTGAACCGGTTTTTGCCATTTGAGTAAATTGATCTACTTTATCATCCACTTCTTTTGATTCAGATAGATAAGTATCTCTCATATGAAGGTGATCCATATTACTGATAGACAGATCACTTCTCGACTCTCTTAAATATTTATCATATTCATGCTCTAATAGTTGAGGAGCCATCGATTCTAACTGTAACAATGATTGAGTTAGTTCTTGGAGATTGTCATCATTCATCTCTTCAATGAATCCAATCATTCCCATTTTATCTTTCACTTGGATTGATTCAAAGGCAATTATATCCATCAGTGAATGTCTTGCTGCCCAACATAAATCATCTGTTTCTTGTAAATTCATACTATCTCTCCTAAAAAGTTTTATTTTTGTTCCAAATAAAAGATAAACTTATCGTAATATATTTTTTAACTTACCTATTGTTTCGTTTGCGTTCTGATGGAGGATAGCTATTCCTCCTGCTTTCTTCCATGGATATACATTTCGAACATCATCATCAATGAGAATTGATTTCGAATCAGCATATTTAGCCTTGTCTGGTTCAAAGATATAAGGGATGTTTTTTCCTAGATGTTTTTCAATCCAAATCCTTTTACCAATTCGACTACTATTATTGTTTAATGGCTTTGATAAAATAGTAGGTTTATATGGTAAGATGAATTTCCATAATTTTTGACCCCCTGGTAACCAATCCATTTCAGACCAAAACTTAGATCCATGTTTAATAAGAATAGACCACATACTCGATTTACCATATTTCTTTTCAAACTCATTCATTGGCATTCCTAAAATTGAATCAGCTTGTTTTAAAAAATCCACAAGACAGCCATCCATATCACAAAAAATATTGATAGATGAAATTTCTGATAAAAATTTATTAATTATATTCATAACATATTTTTGTTCGGTATTCAAATGTTTATAATTCATTTATGTAAATAGTTGAAGTTCATTATTTTATGGAATAAATTAAAATTATGATGTATCAAAAAATTTAAGAATTAATAAAAAGATATACTTAATTTATCATCAATTCATAAGGAGAAAATATGAAAGAGTGGTCTGATGTCGAGAAGAAAACCTTATTTGATTTAAAGAATAAGACAACTCTCACTTATGCAATTATTGGGCAAAAGTTACATCGAAGTCCTGGTGCAGTCACTCGAATGTATCAAAAAACTAACTGGAAGAAATTTTTTCGAACAGTTACAGATATAACTGATTCAACAATTTCTAAACAAATAGTAATTGATAATTTTATTGATAATTTAACTATCGCATTAATTGAAATGTCAAGACATGATATTAGACGATTAAAAGAAATAACCAAAACAGATTTTTTAAAACATGCAATTCTACCATCCAAAACATTACCAATTACTTTCACTGAGTTAAAAAGAAAGGCAGTATATGAATTAGATGAGATTGGTTATTCATTCCCGAATGCAAAGATTATGGGAAAAGGAACTTATATTATTGTTGGAGATACACATGGTAAACATACTAGAACAGGAATGTTCAAGTTAATTAAGAATTTATCTAAACATATCAATGCTACTAAGATAATCCATGTTGGTCATTTTATAGATGATGATAATGATTTTAATCATAATTGGAATCAAATTCCAAATTTGAGTATTATAGCTAAAGAAGAAGAATTAAAAATATTAGCTAAAATGAATATGTCACATGAAATTATTAGAAATGAAATTCAACTTGGTGATAATCTTTCAATTCAGAATCAAGATTTAATGACTGATTATGTTCAAACACCATTATCAAGTGGAATATCGCAAGAATATTTTGAAATGTCAACTATTACTAATTTGCACAGACATGAATTTAATACTAGATGTACTGAAAAAGATGTATATTCCTATATTGCATCACCAGGAAGTTTATGTGAACAGCATATAACATACTGTATTCGGCAGCAAGATTTTACTGATGGGCGAACCGTAAAAATGACATATCCCACTGGGTATAAAAAATACAGACGCATGAAACATATGTATAAAACTTGGCAACAAGGATGTATTATAGTTGAAGTTGATGGTGATGGTGAATCTCATATTCATATGTGTCGTATTCATAAAACATCTGGAGGTTTCACTACTTCTTATTTCGATAAGATTATAACTGAAACTAAAATAGTTAAGCCAGATGAAAAAACTATGATAATATCTGATTTGCATGTGGATTTGCATGATGAGAATGTATTAGATATCGAGGAACAGATTTCTAAAGAATATAAACCTGACACACTAATTAATTTGGGTGATATGAATGAGAATAAATCAATAAATCATCATGAATTTAAAAAAATTGGATCGATGCATGTTGATAAAAGTATATTAAATGAATCAGCATCTAGTAATTTTGTCATAAACAGACTAAGTCACTGGGCTGATAAAATGATTTTACTATTAGGAAATCATGAAAGATTTTATACGGATTTATGTAATAAACTACCCCAATTTACTGATATTTTAAATTTTAAATTCATAAATGGAATATCTGATATGAATATAGAAATTGTTGATATGAAACATATGAAAAAACATAATAATAATTCTTATGTTCATGGTGATATATTAATGTATGGACAACGAGGGGGTAACAAACTAGATAAGTTATTTAGAACATATGGTCGAAATGTTGTAATGGGACATTGTCATTATCCATCATGTAGGTTTGATTGTTATACAATTGGACTCTCTGGAAAATTAGATCTTGAATATAATGAAGTTGGGGCGTCGACATGGATTCAGGGGTGTGCGTTATCTAATTCATTTGAAGATATTTCATTTATATCAAATATTTTAATAATAAATAATAAAACTCAAATAAATGGAAAGGTATTTAAATCCACCAACCCAGAGAACTGGAAAGTACCTAAATTTGTAGCTAAATTGCAATTTGATTTTTCGGAATAAATAATATGAATAATTTATGTGAATGTGGATGTGGATTAAAAACAAAAATAAATAATCGATCTAAACAATTTAATAGATTTGTTGTAGGTCATAATAGAAGAGGAACTCCATTCACTGGAAGGAAACATTCTGATGAATCAAATTTAAAAAATTCAATATCATGTACTGGGAAAAAACATTCAGATGAAACTAAATTAAAAATGTCAAAATCTTTTACAGGACGAAAATATAAACATGGGATCATATTCAAAGGAAGTCAGGGATTTTTAGGAAAAAAACATTCCGATAAAACAAAACAAAAAATGAGAATATCAGCAATCAAACATATAGAAAAACAACTATTAAATGGTGAACCTATAATGCCCAGAGTTGGTGATTTGGAACGGCCATTCTTAAACGAACTTCAAAAATATACGGAATATAAAATCCTAAGACAAGATCCAAGATTTAGATATGTGATTGGTAGATTTCCGGATGGCTATATTCCAGAATTAAAATTATTCATTCTATTTGATGAACTTCATCATTTTAAAGATAAAGAATGTTTAATATATAATAAAGATAGTCTTTGTGAGATTCGTGATTATGAATCATTAAAAAAACATACTATACTCAGAGTTTCTGAAAAAGAATGGCTGGATAATCCAAAGCAAATAATAAAACAATTTATTTTGAGGATTAGTCATGGATGAAAAATCTGCTGCAATGATTTTATTAAAATCAAGGATTCATAAAACTATATCAAATACCATATACGAGGGTTGTCCTACTTGCCCGAAGAAAAAATCCGAACATATTATAAAGCAGATATATAAGAAGAAAACTAAACGAGGATAAAATGTTAAATACTACTAGTTACTTGTCAGAAGCATTCAATACATTACATCGAAGTCGTGAGAAATCTACTAATCTAGTTCTAGAGAAAACATCGGGTAATGATATATTTAATAGAGATATCATAGATTATGAAAATGCAGAAAGCATATCTCCATTCCATAAAAATACAGATGAGAAGATATTAGTTAAACTGGATGGTATCGTATGGGTTGAAAATTTATCTATTGGTAGTCTAATAATTACTGATCAGAGATTTTTCTATCAACCTCAATATTATGATATTCCAATGACTAAACATAGTATAGAAATCCCAATTGATAAAATTACAATTGCAGGACATTGGCTGATCAAGGGAGTATCAGGTATAGTTATTTTTGTTGGTGATACCCATGCTAAGGTTGAGTTCGTTTCAAAAATCCCCCATAAAATGATTAAAGTATGGAAGACTTTTAAACAGTTAAATGGAAAATGGAAAGATTTAGATCAGAATAGAATTAATAAAATGCAAAAGAATGGTATACTTAAAGGTTTAGCTTTAGCGAGTGGGTTGGTTATGGCTAAAGGCACTATTCTAAAAGGGATCAACTTAGTTTCAAAATTTTTAGGAGCAAAACAATGAATATAGATAAAGTAGCAAAATACCATAAAGCAGTACATGAAACATTAGGTCATTCAAAAGAGAGAATTAATAAAATGGTTCACTCTAAGTGGTTTGATGATGATGTTGATATTAAAACAGAGAAGAATGATGTAAAGAAAAAATAAGTGAGGTGATATTATGTATGACAAAGTAGCAGTAAACATAGGTATTAATAAATATCCAAACCCAGCCAATAGACTTAATGGTTGTGTTCCTGATGCAAAATTAATGAGAAGAGATCTCATGAAGAAATTTAATTTTGATAAGAGTTTTCTTTTGTTGGATTCAAAAGCAACATATGAACGAACAGTTAACACAATAGAATCATCATTGAAGATGTTAAATGATGGTGGTCATTGGGTATTCACTGTTTCAAGTCATGGAACAACAGTACCTGATAGAAACGGAGACGAGAAAGATAAAAGAGATGAAGCCATATGTTTATATGATAGAATTTTAATTGATGACGTGTTTAGGAAAATACTATTACATGCTCCACATAATATGAAAATGACTATCATTACTGATTGTTGTCATAGTGGGACAATCACACGTGGATCATATATTAGGAAGTTTGGTAGTATGCCAGCAAATAAATATGCAAAACCTAGATACCTTCCTCCTAATGATGATTCATTCGCAATGTCAAATGATGTTCTATCTTCTCGAGTACCTGCCTTTATCCCGCAAGAAGAGATGAATGAAGTTTTAATCACTGGATGTATGAGTCATGAGTTTTCTTATGATGCAGTATTTAATGGTAAATACAATGGAGCACTAACTTATAATCTTTCTAAAATTTTTAATAAATATCAAGATATTACTTATAATCAATTAATGGCATTGATTAAAGCTGAACTTCCGTCAACTCATTATCCTCAGACTCCACAATTAGAAGGTAGTGAAGCAAATAAAAAGAGGATCATATTCAGTTAATATAGATGGATTTTTATATCTATATATATTAAATAATGAATAGATAACTCAATTTGGTAAGAGTAATCGGTTAAAACCCGAGAGGTTATGGGTTCGAATCCCATTCTTTTTTGATCATGTTAATGAAAAAAATTAATATGATTAGAAAAGGGTTTCTATATATATTAAATTATAAATAGAAGATAATTGTCTTCATGTTTTTAAACCCTTAACGTAATCATTTAGTCCAAACTAATTAAAATTTTGATTATGTTAAGGGTTTAATTTACATAATAAAATTTCTTTCTTCTGTTATTTTTTCGCTCTTATGAACCCAAATATATAAGGAGATTCGATGAGAAAAGGAATTAAACCAGAATTAATAATTCATAATGATATTGTAGTAGGGGTAAACATGAGTTCAGATTTTTGTGCTGAACATGAATGGGGTATCGATAACATCAGAGATAACCTAGGATGCAAAAAAGCATCTCGAGAAGTTCTTGGTATTGAAAGTCGCAAGATATTCAATATCGAACCTGATTCATTATTCTATGTGAAAGGTAAGAAATTCCTCTTACTTGCATTGACAACTCATATCGATAATGATGATAATCGAAAAGCCCTCATGGATAGTGATAAACTGGATAAAGGAGAATCACCTTTCCGTGATTTACATTGTTGTGACGATCAAGTTACTGCGGCTTGGAGTGAAGATGATTTCGGTATAATTGCACCGATTGAACATATTCAATTCTTTGATGATTTATATGAAGCAATGATTACTCAGAATGCAGCGATATGGTTTTCAAGTAAAGGTGCATGGATTGAAAATGCGGGATTGTGTATCGGTATCATTGATCGTATGCCACCTGAGTTTATTGAATCACTCCATGCATATGATGTTGATCAGTACCAACTACTGGATGCAAGTAATGCAACTGGTATCAAAGAAAAGATTGATAAGTTGAATGAAGTAGAGCGAGAAAAGACTGATACTTTTAGTCCACGTCTCGGATATCATGCTTTATCTCCAAGATGGATCAGTGAAGGTGAGAAATCAAAATCAAAACATCCAGTGATTTATTGGCTGAATCCGATGAATCAAGATAAGACGAATTTTGGATGGTATACAGTAGAAATACTAGAACAGTGGGTTGATGGGAAAGGTCCGATCCCAATGTCAAATAAAGAATTGAAAGAGAGAAGGAGGATACGAAAACGTGAAAATTCAATTAAAAATGATTGATCCAACTGATTCTGATAAAATGATTGATCATACATTTGACTTGAATGATAAACATAAATCGCATATTCATAAAATAATGGATATGGCTGATAGCGGACTGATTGTTCTCCCAGTCGATATTATTATCACTAATAAGAACTGTAAAATTAATCTAGATGGTATTCTTTCACTGCGAACTAATCCAAATCAGATAACATCACTCATGTCATCATCTAGTATGGCGAAAAGAATTGGTTATATCAATGTAAGACCAGTAAAGGAAATCCCGATGGTAGTTAATATGGAAGAAGGAAAAGATAATGTACCTGAATGGAAAATAAAATATATTGATGCTGGATGTATTCATGGTGATGTAATTGTTAAATCAGACAATAAATTTACTGCTATTGTTTCTGTTTCCGCTCCGAATCGAGATATCAAAAGTTGTAAGAGAGTTAAAAAATCAAAAGGTTTTTGGAAAGGATGGTTCACACATGATAAGTGATATCACAACAGCAAATCCTCTAGTTACAAAAGAGGATCTTGGAGATCATAAAAGTGTTGGATTAATTGTACGGAATCATTACAAACCAGATCACATTGCTATTTTCTTCCATGAGAAATATCAATTCTACACGATTCCTATTGATAAATGTCAAGACATCTTATATGGCGTCATGACTGAAGCTAAAGAAGAATTAGGTATTGATGTGGTTATGTTTAATGATATCGCTGGATTTACCAAGACGTATGATAGAGGAAATGGAATAAAAACAACAGTTGAATGTCATCTGATTGATATTGAATCATATAACGGTGAACCATTCAATGCTGAACCAGATAAACATCCATCTATGTTATGGTGCACATTAGAAGAAATTGTATTGATGATGGCTCATGATAAAAAGTTTTCTGATATGACAATATTTTGTGTATCAGTTTTAAGAATCTTAGAAAGGGGATCAATTAAATGAATTACGGTGATTGGGGTAATATTTTAATAGCGATTGGATATGTTCGAAGTCGATATGTTCAGTTTAGTGCATATAGAAACTATACATCAGGACCAACAGCTAATACTGGTATATTAAATGAGATCTTTGAAATTTTTACGCCCGGATCTCCGAAAGGATGTTAATATGGGATTGGCTAAAAAATTCTTATGTACTTGGTGGGAAGAAGGAAAACATCTCAGAACAATTCGATTCAATAAACTAAAATTATTACAATTTAAATTAATGAAAATTCGGTGCAATGAAAATCATCATGTATATTTACATCTTGGAACTATTCCGAATGATGCTACAAAAGATGAAATTGAATTATTTTTATATGATATACAATATACTCTGAAAGAAAAGTATGGATTAAAAGGAGAAGACATTGAAATTGATTAATGTATTCAAAATCGCCGTTTATATAATATATGGTTTGATAACTATATATTCAACTATATTTTGTATGTCATGGATGTGGCGCAATCCCAAAGCAAACACAATGACATGTCTAAGAGATTTTAAACATGTTATAGTATTTGATAAAATGGAGACTTATCAGAAATGAGTGATCTAGTAAATCGAGAGAAGATTCAGGAGTTTCTAAAGCTCCCGAATCTTGATAAACAATTATATGCTTTGCTAGCTGAATATGTTAAGACTGATGTAAATGGATGTTCAAATTCATTAGAATGGATTTCACATCTAGCTAAACAAGAAACATATAAACTTCGTAAAGAGTGTTGTCATACTATGAGTGGTCTTGAACAGATGATCCATTTCGATGGATGTGAGTTAACAGGACATCATCTAGTAACTTCAACAATAAGAGCAGTCATGGCCTACTTCCCAATGGCCCATCCTGGTGGGGCAAGTGAATTGGGTAAAAGATTTTTTAAGCGATTTGTAATTGCCCTCAGAGAATCTCATGAAGTATTGATTGATAGTAGCTGGTCCACTAGAGTAGTAGAATGTAATGATTATTTAAAGTTGGTATTGAAAAATAACCCAGAAGGAACCCTATGAAAAAAGAAGAAACAATACAACTCGCCTGCCAACTTGCATTTGAATATCCAGATTGTAACAGTGAGCATATGGAAGCCACTATGGATACTTATGATGAAAAAATTATGACTTGTGATACTGGTGGTGATGGTGAAGATTAGTAAAATAATATTCCTTGACTTTGATGGAGTCATAGTAATTCAAAAAGATAGGTTTATTAATATAGATCCTGATTGTGCAAAGCATTTAAAAAGGATTCTAGATGAAACAGGGGCCTTCATTGTTATCACGTCAACTTGGAGACTAATACATAAATTTATTGAATTGAAGGAGATGTTATCTAAACATGATATTTCTAAATGTGTATTAGGAATAGTAAATAGACGTGATGAAGAAGGTAATGATCATCGAGGTAATGAAATTGATATATGGCTTCATGTGAATCAAGGTCGAGCTAATATCGATGTTAAACGGTACGTTATCCTTGATGATGAAAAATATCAATTAGAAAATTACTTAGATGTTTTGGTACAGACTGATTCTTATACTGGGATGAATTCAAAACATGCAGATCAAGCAATTAAGATATTGAATGGAATTAACTTAGAGGATAAAAATGCAAAAAAAGAGATGTGATAGATGCGGAGAAGAATTCTTTTATAGTGAAGATGATGATATTCGAGATAATGATTTAATTCAAATTGATATCAGGAAAGTTGTCATTGATGAAAATGGAAATACATGTCCATTATTTTCTATCCCACCAGATAAGAGACGATTAGTGGGAGATAAATTTATCAAGATGATATGTCATAACTGTTTGCCATTAAAACAAAAGATTGGAGATTAAAATGATAGTTACAAATCAAGAGCATCTTTGTGAACCTTCAACTGATATTAAATCAGTGGAGGAAGCAAAGGAAATTTTACATCTGCTAGATAGAGAGATGCAAAATCATCCAAATGGAGTAGGGTTATCAGCTATACAGATAGATATCTCTAAGAGGGTGGCCTTGATTAAATATAAAGGTGAACGGTACACCCTTATAAATCCAACCATAGAGAACACTGAGGATGAGTTCTTTCACCACAATGAAGGTTGTTTATCATTCCCAGGACGATTTTGTACAGTTCCGAGATTTAAACAAATCACTCTTAATAATACTGTGTTTGATGAATCAGCCCCTGATGGATGGAGAGAAGAAAGAACTGTACATTATGTTGGTGATGATGGTGATGATTTAAGTCCAATTATTATTCAGCATGAAGTTGATCACATGAATGGGATCCTTATGGTTCATAAAGAAATCATTCTAGAGCCTGTTATTGTTGATGAAAAAATTGGCAGAAATGATCCATGTCCATGCGGAAGTGGAAAGAAGTATAAAAAATGTTGTCTAAAAAAAGGATAATTTGATGGATAAATCATATATTGATGTTACTGAAGGTGATGATGTACCATTACCACAACCAAATACTCTGAGATCCCCAAATCTCTTTAAAATCCCGTACAGTACAAAATTCCCATATAGAGATCCTATTACTCAACAAATTAAATATCGAATTAATAAGGTATTTATGATAGTCAGGGCCAATAATGAGAACCATGCTGAAAATTTATTCAATGAATATTCAAAAGGCAAAGATTGGATTATTGATATCGGTAATTGTGAACCAATAGACCTACTAGTTGATTCATCCATAACGAATGATCAATCATCACAAATGTCTATAATAACATTTATTCATCATGTTGAAAATAATGTTAAATGTTACATTAAAATAGCTAAAGAATCAGTTTTTAGAAATAAACACATGAATGAATTAAAAAATATAAATGAACTTGATAATTTAGATCAAAAAATAATTGATGCATTATTTGTTGATTTTATTAATTTTGTTGCTCTGAAGAAAGGTGTTGATTATGCTATGTATACTAAAGATTTAAAGAATAAATTAAAATCATAGGAGAATTCAATGGATGGGTACTATATAATCTCAGAAGCAATTGGAAAGATGTTCAATATGTCTCGACTTCAAAAGAGTCTTGATAAGAATGAAAAAAAGATGAAAGCTTTAAAGAAAAAACATGGTCCCACAGTCACGTACACTAGTAAAGAAGCTATGAAATTAGCAAAGAAAATCCGAGATATTAGACAAAAAATATCATCTGGAAATTTCTAGGAAATTATAAATTGGAGAGTTTAAAATGGCGAAATTGTCTATGATGTGTGGATACCCTAGAAGTGGGAAATCCACATGGATTAAAAAAAACAAAGGTACCAGATTAGTAATTGAACCAGATTGGGTTCGAAGAGAGATTCTAGGTCACACCTTCCATCAACCGGCAGAACCAATAATATGGTTAATAGCTGATAGTTTCATAAGAGTTTGTCTAAGTCAAAACCAAGATGTTATATTAGACGGAATCAATCTACAGCCTTTTATTCGTTCAAAATACATTCATCTCGCACAATCTCTAGATTGTAAAATTGAATGTATATGGGTAGATACGCCCATAGATGAATGTATTCGAAGAAATGAAGAGTCTGATATTAATAACAAATTACCAACATCAATATTAATTGGAAAACAATCAGTATTTGTGACTCCGAAACTAGAAGAAGGTTTTAGTTCAATCACTATTATACACACAGGAGAGACATGCAAGAAATAACACCGTATCAGGTTTTAGAATATAGTCATATTATAAAATTATTAAACATTATGTATAATGACGGTCAGATTGAAAAAGATTTGAAAGTTATTGTATCAACATCAAGTCCCAAATGGGAATTTGAAACAGCGATGATCAAACAATTTTCATCATATGGGAGTGGTCCACGATTGGATAAATTGGTATGTTTTGAAGATGATCCGATCAAATATCAAAATAAGAAAAATTCATGTCATGTTGGTGAGAATATATTTTTATATCCGATGGATTATTATGCCGGAACACAGTTCCTAAATGATCAGTCTGATAAAAATTTTAATATGATATACTTGGAATTTGATAGTATTCCGAGAAAGATACATTTTGATCAAATTACCAATATAATTAGGAAGTTAATTGGTTCATCTAAATGTTTGCTTACATTATCTTTCAAAACAGAATTGAAAAAAGGTCAAACTGTTGATGGCATAATCAATGAATACAATCATGAAAATCGAAACTTGGATATTATTGATAAAGCATTAGAGCATTTAGAAGATGGATTGACCACAAATGAAATCTTCATTAAGATGTTTGTATCTTTACTTGGTCGCGCCATATTACAAACATCTAATTCTTTGTGTTATTCCAATTATTCAGATGAAAACGAATCAAGAATGACACTTATGTACTCTCTTGGACAAACTCCGAATTATATAAAGGGGTTGCAATTATTTACTGAGGGTATTATGTACCGGAATAATATTGAGCTGCCTGATAAAGAATTTAGTGCACGTACACTTAATAATATTATCCCACAGGATGAAATTGAGTCTGAAGATGTTATGAGAAGTGGTCCATATGGTCAGAAAATACATGTTGGAACTCTTCAATGGAGGAATGTATTTCAGAGATGTCCTGTTGATGAATATGTTTTCATCAGGTCATTTAAGAAAAAGAGTAATGATATCTCTTTGAATAAGGTTGTTGCTCGACGGATATCGAAATCTCGATGGTTTCTTGATTTAAATGATCGGAAATATAAGGCTGCGAAATGGGCTCCATTAGTTTCTCACGTATGGACATGTAAAGATTTTAACAGGGTTCGTGATGTAGTTGAACATAACAGCCGTGTACATATGAATCATTAATAAATTAAGGGGTTTTAACTTGTTGAACCCCCTTCATTTCATATAGTTAAGGTTATAAAATATGCTCAAATATGACATATTGATAATTCATAGTAAAAAGATCACCACTAGAAAAGAACATGTTTGTGATTCATGTGGTAAGAAAATAAGAAAGGGCACTAAATGTTTATTTATCAAAACAGTCAACTTTAAACAAAATAGGTTTATTGAAATTAGAAGACATTTAGATTGTCCAGATCGAGATCATCTAATTCATATTAACAAAATAGATGATCCAAAACCATACCGTGAAAGTATAAAGAAAATATCCGCTAAAGGTAATCACTCATGATGAATACACGTTATACAGTAATTATTGCCGATAGAATAGTAACTGCTCAAAAGGATCACATATGTTATGTATGTGATAAACTGATTATACATGGTAATAAATACCTTTATTTGAGATTATTTGATCGAAGAAGAAAATGGGTTACAACCTATAAACGACATTTAAAATGTATCGAACCCGACTGGATGATATACGTGCAATGGGCACATGATCCTAGAGAAATCTGGGATGAATTAAGAGGAGTATTTAAAAATGCAGGAAGTATTAATAGAGTCATCAGTAGTTGATTTTTCAGCTTGGGTATCATTGTTTTCAAGTTTCATTGGTGGAGTATTTTTCCTCATCATACTTGTCATACTGAAAAACTTTTTGAGTAAAGGTTTTTCATGGGCAATAGCTGAGTTCCTACTTAACTATTCAACTAAAGATGTTCGTGTCAAAATGTGTAAGTATTTCGCCAATGGTGATATCATACTCACACAATTGAAAAACATGGATGCCTTGAATAAAAAGATTGAGAAAGTCGAATAATGAAATACCGAGTAAGGATTGAACATTATTCTAATGGGGTGAGAAGTCGATATATTCCACAAGTCCATGTATTTTGGAAGTTCTGGTCTAATGTAATGAAGGATGATAAAATCGAACGATATCTGTATTATTGTCACAATGAAACATTAGCTAACAAAATTATTGAAGCACATAGAAGTTATTATAAGGTCATTAATGGCCCCGTTTTAGAGAAAATCGAAATTAAAGAATATTCTAACCCACCAAAGGAGAAATAATGTTTGAAGATCAAATAACAGAAATATCAGAGATGGCCGGCGATATCAATGATGATTGGGATAGAATTGCTGATAGCCATTCTGAGAGGTTCACTGAGTTAAAAGAAGAAGTTGAAGGGAATGAGGATATATTCATCAAGGAATTGATCGAACGTGTTGATGGTGATGGTATGTGGCCGATAGAATCTGCCAATACAATCATCCGAAAGATAACGGGATATAATGGATCTATCAAACTAAAGTTCATGCGTAATAGAACCACTATCCAAGTTCCGATGTTTATATGTCCAGATGAAGTAACATCAAATGGTCGTACATATCCTCAAGCCGTTTATGATGAAATGATAAAGAAGTTCATGAATTCACCAACACCAAATCTAATTTATCTAGGAGCCGATAAATTAGAAGGTAATCCGATGATGCTATCAATGGAGGGTGTTGCCGGAATTATAAAGAATATTACATCCAATGGATTGTGTTCAATTGAATTGATGGATACTGAGAGTGGAAAGAATGTTAGAGATTGTATGCTTGAAAAATTAAAGTTTACAGTCCACACTTCAGTTTATGCAAATGTAGATAATGGTATAGTCCAACCTGGAGCTATACTAGCGATGACCGCACTAGTACCAAAACCACAAAAGGAAACAGAAAATGATAAAAATGAAATTGTTTAAGATGGGAGTTATTATTACTGATAAAGCCAGTGCTCTTTCAGGAATGCTCACTCATATTCAGATAGGTTCAAATAAGACTCCATTCTATATGTTCCAGCCAAGAGGTATTAATCCAGAAACTGGATTGCCGGTTGCATCTCAATGGATTGAAGAAGAACGAATTGAGAGTGTAATAAAAGAACAATATGAAGTCCCATATGAAGTAATCGGTACTATGGTTACTGATAATGCAAGTGGCCTACAAGGTATTGTAACTCAAATCACAATACATATCAGTGGATGTATCCATTGTGTTATTCAACCCAAAGGAATTATTCGGAAAACTGGAGATATGATTTCTGCTTTCGATATCGATATTTATCGACTGGAAGGGGATAAGATTCCGGTTATGAATAAAGTGGAGAAGAAAGAAGCTAAGAAGAAAAATCCAAGCCCAGCTCCAATGTCATCAATAACACCAAGACGATAATACTATGGGGTCTCATCTAATTGGCTGGAAAATGAGACCCTATCCACTAACAGCCTATGACAAGAAAAGAGGATATATAATGTATAGAACATGTTTGAAATGCGGAAAACGTTTAGCTATCTATAATAAAACTAATTTTTGCTTTTGTCATCAACAAGTTCCAATGATGATGCCAACAAACCAACGACGAAATCATAGAAGTAGAGTACAGCGAAGTATACCGGATTTCATAGAGACTAAGAAATATCAATGTCAAGAAGAAAAGGCCTTGCATATATTTGTAGAACCAGATCGAAGAGAAGTAGATGAACTATTAAAGAAAATGGAGGTCATGAAAGATAAGAGCAGGTTATCAGTTAGAAAGTGTTGTGCGGCAACGGGATAATCAGAGATTTATTTCGAAGAATGATATGATTCGTATTCTTATGAGAGATCGAGATAGTTTCGAGATTACTGAAGATCAAAAAGAATACATTCAAGGATTTATCGATCGGTTAATTACTATGGAGCATCACTATCTTCAGAGGAGTTGAAATGTAATTTGTTAACACCGTTACATTTAATAATATAACAAACAACAAACCCGAGGAGGTTTACTATGGGTAATAGAATAATCCCAAAGATCGGAGAATACGATAAAATTCAGGTCGTATCATTCGTTGCAATGAAAATCAAGTCCAATGACGAATGGGCTAAACGGGCATGTATTGCTATCTATGATCAACAAACTCTTCGTGAGAAAAAGACTCATGTATCAAAAGGTCGTAATGATTGGGGATTCAGTCGCAATGATGCACCACTGTTGACTCACATGGGTGCCAAGTTAAAACAGAAACGTTTAATCCAAGAGGATGTTGAAGTCCTTCGATTGAAGATGCATAAGTATGCACGCCAATTGATATGCTTGGCTTATGAAAAAGATAAAGGTAAGGGCTTAAAAAAACACCTTGATCTTTATTATAAAGATCAGAAACAATCAGTAGACGTATTTTAATTGATATTTTAATGAATCACACCCCCCTCATAATAGGGGGTGTTATTAGCTGATTAGCTATAAAACTTTAGTTACAGAATAAATATAAAATCTTCTAACTAAAGGAATATACTTATGCTTAAGAATCCTAGAAAGATCACTGTAGATGGAATACAATATCATTGGAAAACTTCAACTCACGGTAATTTACATTTAGTGATTATCGAACCAGAGAAGCATAACCAAAAAATTGTTGTGAACTTTAGTAATGATTATCATATCATTACACCGAGAGTGGTGAAGGGATTCATAGAGACAGCCTTAGTTAGAGGGTGGAAAGAAGATCTTGAGTTTAAAATTACTGAATCTTGGCATCGAATAGAAGATAATGAAAAAAGTGAACAAACCTGATTCAAATAACCCCTTACTATATTGGGAAGATTGATAGTATGAAAAGTAAAACAACAACGACAATAGGATTAGCAATTATATCTATGACATTATGTATGGATACAGTTCTTTCTGGGGATGGTTCAAATGAGAAGGGTTTTGTAGCCCCACCCAAGAATCGTAAACCTCCATCAGCTCCGCCAAGATCTATCTCTTCGGCTGAGACAACCGATCCATGCTGTTGTTGTCCTGTGACACCCCAAGCAAGGACAGAGGCTAAGAAATCTCCCACCCCTCCAGTTCTCATTACTAAGTTGAAGTCTGAGACAACCAAGGTTCCAAAGAATAAAAAGGAAGATAAAAAATGAAAATAAAACATAATGCTAAGCTCATATAGTGGAGATATTTGTTAAGTTTGTTTTGCGGAGAAATAAGTGGTAGCTATGATAGCGAACCTACTGACAAGGATAAGAAGCAATACACCATAAAACTGGTTTTAAATAAAAGAGTTTAAAAATGGCGAGTAAAAAAGAAATTAATAAATTTTTAAAAGAAAATAATCTAACAGTTAAAGAAGTAAATGTTCTATGGGAAAAGGCTTCTCATTATAATAATCTCATTGCTAATTTGATTAAACAAGGGATCCCATGGAAGTCAATGAATATAGGTGTAATCAATCAAATTCCAACTGCTAAAGAAACTGCCATCGCGATGATTAAAAAAGAAAACGATGATGAGAAAATAAGGAGGGAAAAGCGAGAATTGAAATTAGCTGAGCAAAAGAGGTTAACAAATACTCTAGAAGAGGATGATCTTCTACTTGAACGAATATCTCTACAAAATCTATCTGAAAGTGAGATACGCAGTATTGTTTTCGAAGACAGCTGTGCTAAAGTCATTGAGACTAAAGGATTAGACAACAGAAGATGGGTTCAGGGAATGTCGACTATCATTCAAATAGAAGATCAATATTTTCATATTGGTTGGGACAGAGGATTAACTGAGAATCAAGAACATACATTTAATTGTCAGCCATATGAAGTATTACGTCACGAGAAGAAAGTTACAAAAACAATTGTAACATGGTCATCTAAACAATAGAAAGGATTAGATATGGTCACGATCAAGATCATAAAGACAGCTCATTGGGAAGATTATGGAACTGGAATAAATAGTACAATCAATGGTAGTGTTGAACAATGTAGAAATGCTGAGATTGTAATAGGTGAAAAAATATCTAATGTTGCATAAAGATTAAAATAGGTTCATTATGTTCTTTATGTTACATTAGGTCAAAACCTTGGTTATTTTGGTATTAAGTATATTCAACAGATTAGATCAATTAGATGTCTCAAGGGTATGGGCTAAGGGTCATGTATTAGTTGATTTTATGTTATGTAAAGAAGGTTGTTACTTATTACTAAGAGATACCATTTTAAGCACCTTAAAGTATCTCATAAGTTATTCTCAAAGAAGGTGTTATACAAAGAAGAATACATAGAAATGAATGATTTATCAGCACTCATGTTCGTAATAGCTATATTACAATTCAATGTAGGACAAGTACTAACAGTATTAGGATTGTATAAGGAAAAGAAAAACTTAACAAGAACAGGATTATCAGTTATATTATTCAGTATCTTATGGGGTATACTTGGAAGTCTATCACATCTTTTATGGAAAGGATAAACAATATTATGATTAAAGAAATAGCACAAATAATGTTTTTAGTAGGACTAGTATCAGCATTTTTAAGTTTAATCTTAAGCTTCATTAGACTATTATTAAACAAGGTTATTATAGCAAAAATAGCGGTAGGTATGTGTTTAGCAGGATTAGTCTTGGTTATAGTTAGTGTTGGTTTAATGCATTTCATATAATAAGATTAATAAAATTACATACAGCTAACCTAGTCATTAGGATTTAACTAGTCTTCAATAAAGAAAGGATTTTTTATGAAGATAACATTTGTACAATTATTAGGAGTATATGGGATAGGTTTAGTTAGTATCTCTGTACTTGTAGGTTTGATTGGAATATTCAAGAATAATATTCATATTCAATATGCTGCAATAGTTCTTTTAGGTTCAGCAATGTTTATATTAGGACTTATGTTAGGATTAATGTAATGTTTTAGAAGGATTAAGATATGGATAAGGAGAATTTAATTAAAGATAGTATTTTTGTAGATTTAGATAAGTATTAAACTTAAGATGAGGTTTACTTGAGATAAAGCACTGTATAGTCGTTTTGAAATAAAGATGGGGGCTGGATTAGATAAGATCTTTAGTGAAGTTCAAGATAAGATCTTTAGTGAAGTTCAAGATAAGATCTTTAGTGGTTTTAGAGTAGGAGATAGAGCTGAAGAAGAGTTGGCTTCTTTCAGTAGGCAATTTTGCACATCTTTTCCCCGTTGACAGTCACGAACGGGATTCCTCACATTTTAAATGTACAAAAGAAACTACTTTCTCAACATGATCTCAACATAAACCTTATTAAAAGTCTACACAAACAAAAGAAAGACGACAGAACATGAAATCTATACGGTTTGCTCCCTGCTGAGTATGATTTATTAACACACTCAGCAA